AAAATTGCCGCTTTCGAGCGAACGGTTAACCTAGATCTATCGAGCGTTAACCGAAAACAGTTTGAGAACTGTGATCTTCTAGCTTTGCTGGCTATCTATGACGTGCGGGACGCACCATGGGAGTGACTCACAGGGATCAAGCCCTGTGTCTAGGTGATAACGCGTATCTAGCCGTACCATCGATTACTGCCGGGATTAATCCCGCGCACTCTGAGTCTTTGATGAGTTGTCTCATCACTTCCACGTCAGCCGTGTTGCCCACATTTTCTTGCATGAAGTGCTTGCTGATAAGGTAACGGCCGCAACCGTCACAGGCGATGTTCTGCCAATCGCCCACCTCATATTTGAGCACCGCGTTTTCCCAACAGATCCAGCACATACATTTCATAAAACTTCTCCTAGTTGGCTCATGGATTGCGCCAGAAAGAAGCTGGTTCAATGCAGAGGGTCGACTGGCATAACCGTCGGTCTGGTACGGGTGTGGATGCAGAATTCGCCAATTATGACGTATTGCGGCTATTGGCCACTAGTGAATATAACGCCGTTTATGTTCAATCGGCCCCCACGCCTGGCCCAGGTGTGGGGGCCTTTTCGTGAGGCATTGAAAACCACTTCTCCCTAGGCTGGACTACCATGGTCCCATCGTCTGGTCTGCTACCGTCACCCTACTCTAGGAAAGGATGCTTATGCCGTACGTCTACGAAGGTTCGGCCACCGTCACCGTGATGGCCCGCTATCTCGGCCTGGAACCCGCCGAGCTGACCACCCTTGAGTGTGCGGTGCGCCTGCTCAACGCTGGCCCGGGCCGCGTGCGCGTTGAACTGCAGCACTATCTGCAAGGCCCCGCGCGGGCCAACACAGTGCGGGTCATGCTGCCGCACGGGATGATGGTGCAAGGGCCAATCGTCGACGGCAGCAACGAACCTACCGGCGGCTGGCTGCTGATCAATGTTGAGCAGTACGATTTGGCATTTGAGCCACCGGGCGCTTCGAAGGGATGGCAATGGAATTGATCAAGCATGAGGTGCTGGCTGCACTCAACCTGCCACGCTCAGTCCATGCGCAGGCACTGAAACTGCTCACGGCCATCGCCAACGCCAGCACCGTGGCTGACACGCTGCACGCGGCCGACCGTGCCGAGGGTTTCACCTTGGGCATCGAAACCGTGAAGGCTCTTAACCCTGCGGTGATCGAAAGGCTGTACCTGGTCTTTGATTACGCCTCACAGGCGCGTCAACAGGAACTGGACGAATGATCGGTGACGGCATCCATGAAGAGGTGCTGCGCGCCTTGGTTGAACAACACGCGGTGCGCGAATGCCTTGTGACCAGGATCGATGGCGGCTCCGACTGGAGCCTGTCGATCCGCCTGGGCGGCAGCGGCGCACGCTGGGTGCCGGTGCGCTCGCGGCGTGAGCGGCTGCGCACCTGGGCCAGCTTGACCGCGGTGGGCCGTTTCGCCGACAGCATCGGTCTCAAGGGTTTCACCGTGGAGTTATGAGCGGTTTTTGGCTGTGTAATCGGCCCATCGGTGACGTGGCGCCAAGGCGGACACCGAGAATCACTCGCCTAGTGATGATCTGAGGCATCGTCACCCTGCTGTCTTGCAATGCTTTCACCCGCAAATTCTCGCCGCAGTCTGGAACATTTGGCCGACGCTTTTGATCCACTCATAAAGACAGAGCGTACGAGTGACATGGATACCGTGAGAGATATCGTAGTGATCGGTGGATCGGAGGGCAGCTTCGGCCCTCTTCGTCAGATCCTTTCAGGATTGCCTGCAGACTTCCCTGCTGCCGTATTGATCGTTGTGCACACAGGCTCCTCCAGCCCCAGATTGCTTGCATCGATATTCGATTCTTGGTCAGCCTTGCCCGTTGCCTACGCAGACGAAGGCGTCCGCGTCGAAGCGGGTCGTGTCTATGTGGCCCCGCCAGGACGACATCTTGAACTGGTTGAACCGGGGCTTATGCATCTCAGCGATGGACCGAAACTGCATTTCTCCAAGCCTGCCGTGGATCGGTTGTTTGGCACCGCCGCGGCGGTGTTTGGAAGAAGAGTCATCAGCATGATCCTTTCCGGCAACGACGGAGACGGCGCCGCCGGGGCTGCCGCTGTGCGGGCGGCCGGTGGAGTCAGCCTGGTGCAGGACCCCGGCGATGCGCTGGTGTCCAGCATGCCGATCAGGGCAATTGAGAAAGATCATCCGAACAGCTTGGTTCGCACCGACGCGCTACTGGAAGCGCTGATCCATTGCGTCACGCCTCTCGAACTAGAGCGAACAGCCGCGGGCGATAGAACTTCGTCTGTCGACCGCTGACTGGTTGCAATCTTGCTCACCGCGAACACAACTGGCCTACCGATGGCGTTAATGATCGTCAGACTTTTTCTCTGAATTATCTTCAGCGCGCAAAATCACTTATTCATGAGCGATAGGAGGTCTCGTGAAGCCAACTGATTTGTACGTCATCGATTATCAACTCCATGGTGAGCCAAAAAGCTTCGTCATCAGAACGAAGCGGATGAACAACGCGGAGGCCTGGCAGTGGGCGAGCTGTGATGCGGGCCTCGCTCCGATACCCAAGCCGGGGCGTCCACCACTGAAGCGTTTTTCTAAACCGATGGCGGAGCGTTTCGGCTTGACCGACGTGATATGGCGGGAGTCCGTCACAGTCGTCTGGGAGGAGGATCATGCGTAAATGATCGGAGTTGAGTTTCTCACTCAGCTACGGTGGTGGTCCCGTCAACCGCTCGGCCATCGAGCACAGGCATCGGGTCGATCTGAATGCCTGGGAGGATGGAGACCCACGCGGCATAGGCTCGCTGCTGTCGAACCAACGCTTCTTCCCATCGAGAGCCACTGACTTCATGTGATACGACCAGCATCATGAGGTGATTGGTGGTTGCATCAAGGTCGAGCAACAAGTGATGGGCATTGAATCGAAAATCATCGGTCGAGAGCATGGAGTCACACTGTATGGATGGAGGGAAGCGCACATCTCTGCCCCCACATGACATCATTATGACACTAGCCAAAGAATACGACCGCTCGGACCGACAACCGGTTGCTAGGGTAACTGACTGTCAATCCAGCGTTCGGCAGCCGCCATCGCGTCAGCGAGCGCACATGGATAATCCGGCCATGGGCCTGGCAGTTCCGCAACCGTATCAGCGAACCCGTGCACCCCGCTCTCCGCCAGCACATGCGCCGCTGTCGGCGATGGATCGTTTGGCCTATTCCAATCAAATTTTACGACCAGCTTATGGCCGCGATATTCATGCGTGATGGGAACGTCTAAGCCATGGGACATCTGTCGAACCCTTTGCCACTGATCAATGCCTTCGAGTTTTAACGCAATTGAGCCAGCAGCACTATCGTGGCGCTTCGCTATCGGAGCGGAGTGCGCCACCCCGCTCCGGACGGAGTAAGTAAGCCCGAGACTCCTCAAAACAAGCCGCCCAACGATTCTGGCGCCCAGTTCATGATTACCAGCTCACCGCTGACCTCGGCTTTGCCTTGCCGCTGGTTGGTTGTGGTGTAGCGGATGTCTAAGGTTTCGAAGTGGAAACCGTCGAACACACGGCGGATATCCGGATGGTCGTTGATGCTGACCATGACTTTGCCTTTGCAGCGGCGCATGAAGTCGGCCATCCGTTCGTAGTTCTCAAACGGAAAGTCCACGCCATAGCCCGCGGTCTGCCAGTAAGGCGGATCCATGTAGTGGAAGGTGTGAGCGCGGTCATAGCGTTCAGCGCATTCAAGCCAGGGAAGGTTTTCGACGTAGGTGCCGGACAGGCGCTGCCACGCGGCCGAGAGGTTTTCCTCGATGCGTAGCAGATTGATAGCCGGGGCAGTCGTCGCCGTGCCGAACGTCTGCCCCGAGACCTTGCCGGCAAAGGCATGGTGCTGCAGGTAGAAGAACCGGGCGGCGCGCTGGATGTCGGTGAGGGTTTCGGGGCGGGTCATCTTCTGCCACTCGAACACCTGTCGCGAGCTGAGCGCCCATTTGAACTGGCGCACGAACTCTTCAAGGTGGTTCTGCACGACGCGGTAAAGCGTGACCAGGTCGCCGTTGATGTCGTTGAGGACTTCGACCGGCGATGGCTGGGGCTTCATGAAGTAGAGCGCGGCACCGCCGGCAAAGACTTCAACGTAGCATTCGTGTGGCGGAAAAAGCGGAATGAGGCGGTCGGCCAGGCGGCGTTTGCCGCCCATCCAAGGGATGATGGGTGTAGACATAAAAAGCAAGACCTTTACTGTATGGATAAACAGGTGCTAGGCTCGCCGCGCTTTGTGCACGGAGCAAGAGCCTTGGCTGGACTTGCAGGGACCATCTGCAGGGACGGCGGTCGATCCGGATGTTGACGCATCCGGACCGGCCGCTCTTTTTCACTTCGGTGATGAGACTTCTTTGGCGTATGCCTGACAGGCCTCGAGGGCAATCAGCCCCCGGTCGCCGTCATCGGTGACGCCGATAATTCGTTGAGCATGCGCTGGGTCAAGTTCGGCTCTTGTGGGGCCATGAACCACGCCGCCGGTGGCGGTGGAGGCTGGCACCGATCCGGTGCCGGCGCCGGTGGTGGCGTCGAGTAGGACTGACAAGCGCAGATCAGCAGTGGCAAGGCGGTCGCGCAGGCGACCTTGATCACGTAGGACATCGCTCAAGGCTCGGTAATGGATTTGTTCACTGGTTGCCAAGCGCTGCTCGAGCGCGAGGCGTTTATCCTTTTCGGCACGCTGCTGAGCGGCAGAAGCAAGGGTTATCTGATTGAGCGTTTCGGTGAGGAGTCGGGCCTGCTCTGCGAGATGTTTGCCGTAGCGCCAATCCTGTAATTGCCAGGCGATGGCGGCGGAAGCACCGGCTAAAACGGCCAGCGCCACACCTTTGGCCACCAGTCGATACGGCGTCGGGATCAGCTCGCCGAGACGCATAGCACCGCCCTCGCCCGCCCCCACAACTCCAGCCGATCCTGCAGGCCGTTGAGACCGCCGTTGATCCTGCGGGTGATTGTGTTGAATTCATTTTGATCGGCCAGCGCGTTCAGCCCATTCACTGACCAGAACCACGCGGCCGACTCGGCGGCCCACTGCGGCAGCTCCAGCAGTTCAGGCGTGCGCAGCAATCGCTCGTCACCGAACAGCGCCAAGCTGCAGCGCAGGTAGTTGTCGTGGCCGGTGACCTGAATCAGGCCGCGACCGCGGTAGCGCTGGCCATCACCATCCGCTGCCGGCGTGTTGCCCAGTTTTGCAGCCAGGTTGCCGGTATCGTATTTGCTAAGGTAATGGTCGCCGCCCAGTTCCCGGACGTACTGCAGCTGACCCGACTCGTGACCGACTTGCGCCAGAAACGCGGCTTGGCGTTTCGGCGTGTTGATCTGCCGGTGGCCCATGGCTGCGTTGAGGGCGGATACAAAAACGCCCGCTTGGCGGCGGGCGTTGGGCATGATGCTTTGCAGCTGTTGCTCAGTGATGGACATACAAACTCCAGACGTAAAAAAACCGCACTCAGGCGGCGATGGGTTGCGGCTATTCCTTCTCGATGTTCACAACCTTGAGGGGTGGTTTCGGCCCTTTCTTTTTCTTGCCCTTGGATTTACCGGCTTTTCCGGCGTTGCCGGCGTTGCATTCGACCGTGGTCGACCAGCCGGACTGGGTGAACACCTGCTCGACCGAATCTGCCAGATATTCACCATCAAGCCCGACCTTGAAACCCTGAGCGACGATGGGACGCTCAGCGAAGATGTCCGTGCGACCGGGCATCTCAAGCCGCACATCAGCGGTCGAGCGGTTAAACGCCGAAAGACGGGCCTTGGCCGCCGCTTCTGCAGCCGTTTTGTTGGGGTAGATATGGCGGTCGGTGTGTACTGCCGGCAACCCGTCCGGAGCATCATCGTTGTCGATGGTGACCACTGCCAGCTTGCCGTCCTTCTTGTTCTGATGCTTGGTGGCGACTGCCTTGTGTGAGTTGCGATCACCGAGACTGAATTGCCAACGGCTGAGGTCGCGTCGGGTCAGGGTAATGGCGCCGAACGCCTTGCCGCTAGCAGTCTGGCCACCCTGGCGGGGCATCACCAATAGCTTGCCGTCGGCGACCTTGGCTGTGCAGTCGTATTGCTTAGCTAGACGGGTGATGAAATTAAAATCGGACTCGTTGAGCTGGTCGACGCGGGCGACCTTGGTCGACACTGGACACACCGGCGTCCAGCCATTACGCGTGGCCACATCAGCCACGATCTTCGACAACGGCACCCCTTCCCAGCTTCCGCTACGGATGGTCTTACCACTGCCACGCATGTCGCTGGCCTTGCCCTTGATCACGATGGTATCCGGTGGGCCTGATATCTCGACCGTGTCGACGGTGTAACTGCCCATGCGCGTCAACGTCGTTTCGGCATACCCCAGGTAGATCTCGATTGAGCTGCCACGCGGTGGCAGTTTCACTTGCCCATCACGGTCGTCGATACGCAACTCAAATTCGTCGGACTCCATGCCCGGCTTGTCAGAGGTGCGCAGCAACAGCAGCCGATCATTGATCTTGGCCGTCACATTGGCCCCATCGGCGACAATTCGAAACATTGGAGTCATGGATTTTTCCCGATAAAAAACCCGCACAGGGCGGGTCAGAAAAACAGCGCGTCGCTGGGCATTGCCAGAGTCAATCCCACAAGCTGACGCCCTCACTGGTCGGACTGGGTAGATCCGGTAGGACGATAATCACGCCAGACCGGAACGGCTGAGGTTCATCGGCTAGTCCCTGATTGGCATCGAGCACGGCTTCGACGCTGCCGTTCAGATGGCCGTAAACGTTGTTGCAAATGACATCGAGCATGTCGCCATCAGACGTCCTGCATGTCGTCGCCATAGCGCTCAAACTCCAAAGTGAACCCCTGTTTGCGAGCAATCCCGCCGTGCAGCAGCGCGGACTGTTCCTCGTTGATGTTTTTCAGGCACCACGTTCCGATCACTTCGCCATACCCTGTGGTCAGGGTCAGCGGTTGAAGCCTGGCCCCGATGGAACGCAGGGTGTCGAGCTGCTTCAACCCACCCTTGAAGCCCGGGTAAATCGTGCCCTTGAGCGTCAACTTTTCATCACCCATACCGATGGCCTGCTTCGCCGGCCGGCGCGTCAATCGCTCCTGCGAAGCCCAGCGGAATTCGGTCGAACGGCTCAGCTCATCAAAGGCTGCCGTATCCAGGTTGAAGTAGTACGGCTCAATTTTCGGATCGCGCGGCTGAATGATCATCAGATGCGGGAACGGCTTCACCGCCTCCGGCGCCGGCGTAGCCTCACCGGCAAAGGAACTGGTGGGCACGATGTTGGCCAGCGACGGGCTGACCTTGCCGGCGACATTGTTGATCGCCGTGGCCGCCTTGCCCGCCTGTTCCTTCAACGTGCCCAGTCGATCCTGCACTTCAGCCGCCGCCCGGGTAGCACGGCCGTACACCGCTACCACCTGACCGACCTTGGCCTGAGCCGCGTCGACGCCGCGCATCACCCGCTGAAGTTTGGCGCCGATGGCCGGACCAACAAACGGGATGTTCTCCAGCTCTGACGCGGCGCCGGTGAGTTCGCGGATCGCGCCATTGACCGGGGTCAGCATGCCGTCAGCACTGCGCCGCCCGGTTTCCGCTGCCTCGACCAAATACTTCAGGCTCGATTGCATGCTCTCCATATAAGCCATGAGGCCTCCTTACACATGGGGTTCGTCGTACAGCTTGGCGGCATTCTGCTTCGCAGCGCCTTCCATCATTCGCTGCATGTGCGGCAGCAGATCCTGCGCCAAGGTTTGCGGGTCTTTGACATCCCCCTGCACCGTGACAGGCATGCTCAACGAATACTGGAACTGCTGATCCACCTTGGCCGGTACCGGTTTTTCTGGCTCCTTGGGTTGAATGGCGAGCGCCGCCGACTTGAGCGGCGCCGTCACCGCCATCGAGCGCGCGACATCCCCCAGCGCCGGTCCTTGTTGGCCCGCTGACGCCATCATGAGCGGCGTGGTCGGCACCGGCGCCTTTGCCGTTTGCTCGGTTTTTTCATCCTCACCACCGAACAGCGACTTACCCAACGATCCGCCCAGCGCCGCACCGCCCTGACTGCCCAGGTAAGCACCGATCATGCCGCCGATAGCGGTGCCGATGATCGGCACAACCGAACCGATGGCGGCGCCTGCTGCTGCACCGGCCATGGTGCCGGCCAGGTTGCCGGCGGCCGAGCCATAACCTTCGGCTTTTTCGTCCTTGGTCTTGGCGTTTTGAAAGGTTTCAAAAGCCATCGCGCCGGACTCCAGCAGCGTGCCGCCAGGAATGACCTTGGCCGCCTTGCCGACCTTACCGACGGTCTCTGCGACGACGCCGAGCTTGGACAATGCCCCACTTGGAACGGAAGGGACTGATGGCGATGGGATCGAAACAGATGGATGTGAAACCGGAACAGGTGGACGAGGCACAGACGGGCGAGGACCTCTCGAACTCGGCAACGACCGGCGCCGAGCACTGCGCCTTGACCCACGTCCACGTCGGCGCGATTCGCCCGATGCATCCACACCGCCACCCATAGAGCCGGCATTGACGACGAAAACCTTTTTGACGCCGTCGTTACCTGCATCACTTTCAGTACCAAGGCCACCGCCTGTTGCCGCTTCCTTCACCCGCGAAACAACATCCAGGCCAGTCGCTACCAGATCAAGTTCTCCGGGTTTTTTGTTTGGGGCTTCGCTCCCATTGCTGCCACCGCGCGACCCACGCGCAAGGTTTAGCAGCCCCTTGCTGATCATGATCGTGCTGAAGATACCTTTTAAGGCGATCAGCCCCGCTCCGACCGTGGCGATACCGGCAACCACCCCGGGCGCGCTATCCGTCAGCGACGTAATGCCTTTAGTAACCTTGGTCAACGACTCGGCCACGGTGTCCGTCACCGGGCGCAGCGCATCGCCGATGCTGCGCATGGCGTCATCCATCGACTGGGCCATTTCCGCCCATTTCTGCGATGACGACTCGCGTCGCTCGGCGAGGTTCTTGTCGAGGATCCCGGTGGCGTCACGCGAATCGTTTTTGAGCTGGCTGTACAGCGCCTTGTTCTGCATGTAGGCCGACAGTGCGGCCTTGACCTGCATGTCGGCGAACAGGTCGCCGGTGCGCAGGGATTCTTCCAGCGAGGCCATCATGGCCTTGGCCTTTTCTGGATTCGCCTCCTTGCTGATTTTTGACGTGGCTTCGGCCATGGCCGCCGCACGCTTCGGATCGGTCGCCTGAATGTATTTCTGAGCCAGCGCCATACTGGTTTCGAGCGTCGACATGCCGTTTTGCAAACCGGTCTGCATCGATCCCTTGTAATCAATCCCGGCTTTTTCGTAAGCCTTGACCGTATCGGTCGAACCGATTTTGCCCATCCAGTTTTTCAGGTTGTTGGCCGCTTCGTCCGAACTGCCGGCCTGCTTCATCTGGACCTGCAACATGGCGCCCAGTTGAGTCACCGCGTCCAAGCCGGTGATGCCGTTGCTGGCCATGTTTGCAAGCAGTTCGGGAAACCACTTGGCCATGTCGGCCGCTTCAAAGCTGCCCGCCTGCCCTTGGTACGCAATCGCCTCCAGCGCCTGCTGCATCTGTTTGGGGTCGGTGATCTTGGCGTTCTGCCCCAGGGCGTTGATCATCTTCGCCGTGTCGACGCCGCTGGATCCCTGCCCCACGACAAATTTGGCCGCGACGGGTGCATATTCCAGCGCCTTGCTCAGATCCATACCGGCGCCGACCAACTGATTGACCACATCGGCCACATCGTTGCGCGCCATGCCAGTGTCGCGTGAAGTGTCGATGATCTTGCGCGACATCTCCTGCTCTTGCGGCTTGTTGGCAATGCCGGCCTTGATCGCGATGTCACGCACAATCGCGCCAAAATCAGCGCTGACCTTGGTCGGTACCGCCATGGCACCGACACCGACCACCGCCGCACCGACGGCGCCCTTCATGCCCTTTACGCCAGAATCAATCTGCTGATGCCCTTTGGCTTTCAGCTCGGCTTTGTTGGCCGTCTGCCCCATCGAGCGATAGGCTTTTTCCAGCCGGCCGACCTCGATCCCCTGCTTTTTCAGGCTGTCGAGGTTCGAGTTCAAACGGTTGAGTAATTTGGACGCGCCGGCAGCGCCGGTGTCGTGAGCCTTTTTCCATTCTTCGCGCAGGCGGATGGTGTCGCCAATCGCGCGCTGCAGCACGCGCGCTTTATTGCCTTCCGCCTCAAGGCGCTTGATACGCCCCGTCACATCCTTGAACGCGGCGCCGACCGTGGAACTGACGGCACCGCCAATCACCAGCCCGAGGGCGAGTTTGTTTGCCATGTCATGGCCCCCATGTGCCCAGCACTACCGATGGCGGCTCAATCCGTGAGCCACCACACCATATCCGCGAACGGCATCGACTGGATCTCAGCGGCAGAAAATCCGGTTTCCGCCGCCAGACGTTTCGCCGCCGCCTTGATCACGCTGGGGTTAAAGCCCGTCGTCGTTGTCCATGCGAAAATAGCCGGCCTGCAAGCGGTTAAAATCCACCAGCTTCAGCCCCTCCAGATCCGCCACCGACGCGCCGGACAACGCAGCAAACAACACCAGCTCGCGCTGCTCATCATCGCCTCCCACTTCACGGTTGGCCGCCCGCACGTCGCCGACGGTCGGCGAACGCAAGGCCAGCTTGTCGACGGTCACGCCGTTGATTTCACTCGGACACGACAGCGTTACCAGCACCTGATCGGTGGTCAGCGACAACCACGCCGGCATCGAGTCCGAATAATCGGTTTTCGGTACCAGGTGCGAATATGCCGTTTGCACACGGCGGTAATCCGTCAGCTTGAGGCCTTCCAGATCCTTCAGTCCGACTTCGGCCAGACCTGCGAACAGCATCAGCTCGCGCTGTTCGTCGTCGCCGTTGGCAGCACGGTCAGCCGCACGCACCTCACGCACGGTCGGGTTACGCAGGTTCAGCGTCTCAACGTCGATGCTGTTGGCTTTGGTTGGACGGGTCAGCGTCACGACCGCGCCGTGCGCGCTGAGCGTCAGCCAGGCCGGAAGTTTTTGAGCGATTGCTTGAGTCATCTGGATCTATTCCTTACAGGCCGAGCGCCTGGCGCACTTCGAGGAGTTGGTCTTTGCCGTCGATCACCTGAATGCCGGCGACCATGTCGATCTCGTACATCAGGCGCCCGTCGATTTCGAGCTTGTAGTACGTGACCGCAACGGCGTGTTTAATCTCGGCAGCATCGCCCGCTTTCCAGTCACCGAGATCGATCTCTTTGAGGCGACCACGCAGGGTAGCAACGACCGCTGTCACCGCGCCCTTTTGGCCCTTGAAGGCACCTCGGAACGTGGCGTTGAACGCCGTGCCATCAGCCAGGCCGAAGTATTTGAGCGATTCGCGGCGCACGCCCTTGGTGACAAACGAGGCTTCCATTTTCTCAAGCCCCTGATCCATCTCGATGGGGCCGGCCATGCCGCCGCCACGGTATTCGTCGGTCTTGGTGGTCAGCTTGGGCAGCGTCAGGCTGGGCACATCGCCGGAGAAGTTCACGCCGTCGACGAACAGGTTGGTGTTGTACAAAGTCTGAGGAATCATTGGTTACGCCCCCTTAGGCTGCTTCAAGCACTTCGGTCATCCACTGATCGGTGACTTCGAAAAGGAAATTCGGGTTTTCGGCCGGCGGCACGTCGGTGAAACGAATACGCCAATACACCTTGCCCTGGGCGATCTGGCTGGCCGTGTTCAGCTCGGTGTCGGGGAACACTTCAAAATTGATGATCGCGCCCTGGGCTTTGAGATCGGCCATGAACGCGTTGAGACCGTTGGTGACATCCGTCACGTAGGTCTTGGTGATCGAGCGGTCGACCGCCCATTTGTGCCCGGCCTGCACCGCGTCCATGAGGATGAACAGCGTGCGAACGCGAGTAACGAACGCCCACTTTGGATCGCTCGACAGCGTGCGGTTGCCCCACAGGCGGTAACCGTCGTCGCGAATAATCGTGGTGATATTGGCGTTGTTGAGCAGGTTGGCCCGGCAGGTTTCATCGCCGTCCAGGTACTCGACTGCGCGACCGGTGCCGGTGATGCCGGTCAACTCTTTGTTCGACGGCGACGCCCAGAAACCGTATTCAGCGTCCGTCCAAGCAAACAGGCCCGCCGCCCAAGCCGAACCGGGTGCGTCGACGGTCTTGCTGGTGATGGTGTCCCAATACTTGACTCCCGGGTCGACCATGAACAGGTTGCGGCTGCCGAAGTTATCGGCGTAGGCCATGGCGGCCTCGTCGGTAGTGCCCGGGCCGTCGATGATGCCAATGGCGCGCAGTTTCTGCGCCAAGCTATCGAGCGCTGTGGCCACCGCCTGAGTCGCGGTATGACCCGGCGCGATCAACAACCGCGGCTGTGCGTTGAACAGGCTTTTACCGTCGAGCAGCGCCTGCAGGCCGGTACGTTGACCCGACTCCAAAACACCGCCGATGATCGCCGAGGTTTGTAGCGCGGGGTCTTCCAACTTGGCCACGCCGATGGCGACGATCACCGCCTTGGCTTTGACGTAGATGGCCTGACAGGCCTTGGTGATCGCCGAGTCGGGTCCGAAAGCGGCGATGGCTTCGCGCTCGGTGGTGATCAACTTCAGTTCGCCCGCCTTGGCCGTACCACCGCCGAGAACGCCCGGGGTGAAGGTGTCACACAGACCGATAATCGACGACGACGGCAGCGAGATGGTGCGCGCGCCAGTGTCGACCGATGTGGTCGTGACGCCGTGAAAAAAACTCATAGGTCGATCTCCAGAAACGACAAAGCCCCGCATAAGCGAGGCTGTGAGGGTGTTGGTGTTACGCGTAACGGAAAAGAAAACGCCCCGTCAGTGCGGGGCGTCTATTGCAGCTCAGCCGGGTCTGGCGGCGAGGAATCCGGCCAGCCCTGCGACAGCATTTCGTCGTGATACTCGCCGGCCTCGATCGCGCACAACAGCGTCAGCTCGCGGTCAAAGCAGGCTTGAACGTGTGCCCGCACGGCCTTGGCGATCGTGATGATTTGCGCCGCGCCGATTTCGACAAACCCGCCGACCGTCTTGAAGTTGCAGCGGTATTCAGGATCGAGGACGGCGGACAATCCGGTACTGGCAATCAGCGCCTGACTATCTCGGGTCGTTTCGATTTGCAGGCCGTCGACAACAATGCCAACGCCCTCGCGCGCAAACCGCTCAGCCGCGACAGCGTCTTTGAGTTCATCCAGCGAGACGATCGGCGCGCCCTCCGGCGCAAACTGCTTGCCGTCATACAACCAGCCTTCTTCGACCTCGCCGGGACACTCGATCCAAATCATGTCCGGGTGAAACATCGTCTTTATGTCGCCGTCGGTTTCGAACAACTGAACGGCCTTACCCATGTAAAGAAGGGCATACTTTTTCATCAGGCATACTCCTCGAAAATTGCCACGCCACCTGCTCCTAGCGCGCCGTTGCGAGCTGGCAAATTTGGGCCGACTGCTATACCTCCGGCCCCGCCCCCATATCCCAAGCCGGGCGAGGTCGGGCCAGTTGTGCCGCGTCCAAATCCGCCCGAACCCAGCGGGCCGCTACCGCCGTGGCCGGCCAGCGTCGAAGCATTCACGAGAATCCCGGGCGCACCCGCAGGACCTGCCATGTTGGCAATATTTCCGCCAGAGGCACTTGCACCCGAAGATCCGCCTGGCGACAGCCCAAAGGCTGTCGCTCCTACCGCGAAGCCAAATTCTGACCCAAGTCCACCCGGCGCAGACAGCAATGCACCTACCGAACTCGCGCCCCCTGTGCCGCCACCGGTTCCACTGGCTCCTGACGCGGTGCCCGCGATACCGCCCTGGCCAATAACGATCGGCTGGCTCGCGCCAATGTCTGCCGCCGTTAGCAGCGCTTCCGCGTAGCTTCCCGCCGCACCACCACCAGACGCAGAAGTTTGGCTAGCGGTGGCAGCTGCCGCCCCACCAGATCCGCCACCGCCACCAACGATCCGAATCCGAACCTTCTTCATCCCCGGCGTCGGAATGTAGGTGCCGTTGGCCGTAAATTTCTGAACGTTCAGCAGGCGCCCGAATTCGTTGTTATTGACCCGCTGCTCCAGCGCCCCGATATCGATCACGCCCTGATTGATCGGCGCGTTCCACGCCTTAATGCACCAGACCACGGCCAAATTGCGCGGGCGGGTTTCACCAGTCCCCAGCGCGATATTGGGACCAGTATTAAGCCATTGATCCTCACCAACGGCGGTATAGGAAACTCCCGTCGCCGTGGTGTTGGTACCAGCAATCACGCCAGTGGTAGCACCATAAGGCCAGTTCGACCCGCGCGCCTCCTGCAAAGAAAGTGTCGAAGCTGTGTCGTTAACAGGGGATACGTGGAGGTGATTTTCCGTCTGTTGCCCCTGAGGACTACCAACCGCCCTGCCCGCATCTATGCCACGCCCGTGATCCCAGCCACGCAGGAACTCGCCACGCGATTCCGGCAAGCGGAAATTGCCGGCACCCTCGTCGCCCTTGTTGAAGGCCGTACCGATGAACGCCGCCAGATCGGGATAAACCGCAATGCTCTTAACGCTGCCGTCCAGCTCCAGAAAGCCCGGCGCCACCTTGTTCAGCGGAAACGCCACCGTTGCGCCGACCGGCAGCGCCGAGGCCTGGGCAATCATCGCCTCGACTTCTGTCTTGGTGTAAGTGTCCTTGATGCCCATGCCGGCGAGCGTTTCCGGGTTATCACCAGAGACGACAACCCCGCGATCGTTGACCTTGACGCGGGTGTATTGGCCCGCTGTCTTGTTCTTCGGCAACACCTCCAGAATGGCCGCATCAACGTAGGCCCGCGAGGCCAGCACAATCGCCGGGTCAATCTTGAGCTGAATATTGCCGGTGCTGGTGACAATGAAGTTCATCCGTACGATTTGCGTGCGGCCCGACCCTTGCGACAGCAGCGGCTTGAAGCTCGGCGCGCAGTTGGCCACCGCCACTAGATCGCCGTCCGCATCGTAAAGGCCGATTTCGCGGATCCACTTACCGCCCTCGTCGGCCGGGATGATCTGCTCGGCGATAATCACCGCCGGGTTGACCGGATCGATCTTCAGTTGGTTGAGCGGCTTACGGCGCCACTCGTTGAGCAGCTTGGCTTGGCTGGCCGACGGCACTGGATTCGGCGGATCCGCCAGCCCGTTGGGGTTGGCATCCCCCACGCCCATTTGCGTGATCAGCCAGGGAATGCCGAGCGCGTCGGCGTTCGCCTGCTTGGCCATCCCCACATTCGTAAGGATCGCGAAAAACTGCGAATTCGCATCAATCATAATAAACGTCCAGGGTATCAATGGTGTGTTCGCGACCAACCACGCCAAAGCTGCCAGCGACCTCAATGTCACGCATGACGGGCGGGTAAACGTCGATTTCGTCGCCTTCGTAGAGGGACACGGCGATATTCAAATTGCCTTGAGTTTCCAGGCTGATCGCCAGCCCGGTCAGTTGCCGGGTGACGGGCTTGGCATCGTCAATCAGGCGCTCAAGCTCCTGATACATTTCTTCGGTAATGCCGGTATCCAGCACCCCAACCTTCAGCGCGAAGGTGCCCGGCACGCCCTCAGGCACGGTCTGGAACCACTCGACAATCTCGATCAGATAACCCAGCGGCTCGACCACGCGGCGCAACGCGCCGATGGTGCCTTTGTGCTTGTGAATGTAGTACGACGCCTTGATGGCCGCGCGCTTGGTCGCCTCAGTCCACCGGTAATCCCAGCGATCCACCGACCATGCCCATGCCAGGTGCGGCAGCAAATGCACCGGGCAGGTTTCAGCGTTGTAGAGGTCGCGCAGAGGGACAATCGTCTTGTCGAAAAACGCGGCCTCCATGGCCCGTTCCAGTTGCGTGCTGTTGAGCGGTAGGAGACTTTTCATATCAGCCCGCCAGCCTCACGTTGTAGCTCGTACAGAAAGCCGCCTGCGCCTTGGTCGGGGCCAAATCCTGCCATCCGACCAATTCAACCCGGGCAACGCCGGCAACGTGCAACTGAGCGTCAACAGCCGAGCGGGCGACCTCAACGCCCAGCCGCTTGCGTGGATTGATCCAGGCTGCCAAGCGGCTTTTCGCCTCGGCTAAACTGGCATCCGCTTCTGGTCCGGCACTGGCCATGTGCAAAATGGCGTCAATCTCGTAACGGATCACCTGCGCGCTCTGCACCGTCACCCGATCTCCAACCGGGCGGACGTCATCGTCATTGAGCGCAGCGGCTACAGTGGCCAGCAGCTCCGGCGGCGCTTCGCCTTCCCCGTCCAACCCCAGCACCGTGACCGTGACATAACAGGGCGCCGGGCTTTCGGCCGTAGCATCTGCTACCAGCCCAGAGGCGTTACGCGCATGAAGGATGTAGCTGTTACGCGGGCCGGCCGTGGTCAAGCCCTCATAGGCCAGCTGGATGCGCTCGCGAAACGGGTCGTCGTCTTCCATGACCCTCGGCACCGGCGGCACCACCAGCAGATCCTCGGCCTGAATGACCAGGCGCTTCAGATTGACGTTTGCGCCCAAGTGATCGAGGTCGCCGCGAATGGCATGCGCCAGTAAAAGCGCCTTGCCGGCATCATTGACTCGGGCGCGGTTGCCAACCTTGTTGTAAGCCCCGACCTCAAGCACTTTGACCACTGGATCGCTTTCCAGCGCGGCCGTCCAGTTGCCGCCCATGTACCCGCGAAACACGCTCAGCCCGTCCTGATAAACCTCTTCAAAGTCCAGAGGCTCCAGCACGGTCGGCGCTGGCAGCGACGACAGATCTACGGTACTCATGCGGCCACCTCCAACGTGACGCTGTCGCCCAGGTACTTCCCGACGATTTGCAAATTGATTTGCCCGCCAATGACGGAAGTGACCCGCACTTGATCCAACTTCAAACGCGGCTCCCAGCGCCCGAGGGCGCGGGCAATCTCAGCCTGTACGGCGCTTTTCCAGCCTTCGTTGATGGGTAGATCGACAAACCGCCGGAGCTTGCTGCCGTATTCCATACGGTGCCGGCGACTGCCCAGCGGCGTGCTCAAGATGTCGGCAATGGATTGCCGAAGATGCTCGATGCCGGATATGGGTAGGCCGGTGTGGCGATCCATTCCGATCATCGATATCACTCCTTGAACGGCTCGTGTTCTTCGCTGGCCTTCAGGAACTTGATTGCTTCGATGTCGGAGGCCGGCACCACGACAGTTGCCTTGTCGACCGGGTAGGAACGGTCAGTGCCAGGGACGATCAACAGTCGCGACGTGTAGAGCTTGTCGCGGAATTTCAAGAATTCAGGCGATGAGAACGCTGAGGATGCAGTCGCCGGTTCCGAGGACGCTTGCACCTCGGTGACAGTCGTATCGATCTTGGCCATGTGTTTCTCCGGGTATGAAAAAGCCCGCACTGGGCGGGCTGTCGTTAATGAATTAATGCGTGTGGTGGTTACTGTTGCCAGTGGCGTCAATGATCGCGCCGGCACTGGTGATGCCCTTGGTGACATGTAGCGCACCGTCGATCATCACCGCCGCTTTCAGATTGATGTTGCCGGTGGTCACGCTCACGGCGCTATCGGTTACGACCGCTTCGGTGCTGGCCACTTTGATGGTGACCGTACCGCTCGGCAGGGTGATGGTGTAGCTCTTAGCCTGCCAATCGTAGATCAGCGAGCCGCCATCATCGAAACGCCAGACCTCAACATGGTCGCGGTTGTCTGGCGGCGGTCCGGCATTGCCATACAAGCCCGGGACAAACGTGCCTTGTGACACGTCACCGCTGGGACTGATCAAACTGCCCTGCTCGCCCAAAGACGGCGCCCGCCAGTGCCTGGCCTTGCCCGCTGCGATGCTGTGCCAGCGCACCCAAGCGCTGACCCATTCACTACCGTCCGACACGCGACATACCGGCGGCGAAGCGGACAGATCCACCGCAACCACGTAGCAAGCCTTCACCGCCCCCGCGATCATGCGGTCATGCTGGGCGCTCGCGTAGCTGCTCACATCGCCTCCGCGGGGACAAAGTCCTCTTTGACGTCGTCCTCGAAGCCAATCAGCAACATCCCCGGCGGTTCGTCCGGCCACGGCCACTCTTCAACGCCGAGATAAACCTGCTGAGTCCACTCCACCAGCCACACCGTGTATCCATCCAGGTTCGGCTGGGTCCAGTCCTGCAGCGATTGCACAAACTCGGCGGGTTCAACTGGCAACCCCCACGTCTGCGCGCGCAGCAGCACCGCCAACTGGGTCGCCAATTGCACGGCCTGTTGATGATGGTGCGGCTTGATCGGGTCAACAATGATTCGAGCCTCGAACTTGCAAACCAGCGAGGTTTCGCCGGTGCCGATATCGGTACCTGGCTCGATCTCGGCCACCTCCAGAAACACCGCTGGCAGCAAGACGCGATCCTTAATGTCTGGCCAGGCTGTGACGGCCTGCACGCCCGGCAAGTGGGTACGCAGATGCTGTTCTACCGCCCGGTAAATCTGGTCCAGGCTGAACGGTTCTTCAGACATTGCCGATCCTCTTAAGGTATTTCTGCAGCTCAAAGTTGAGTTCTTGTTTGAGAATCTCCAGCAGACGCTCATCTGCCTTTTTGACCCAGCTGTCGAAATGCGGCCGGGCTTGCTCCAGCGATACCTTGGCCTTGGCCAGCGGGAAACGACTACCGTTTTCGGCGACCCAACCCGAACTCGGCCCGCGACCGGGTGACACCGTGCTGTCGGGGTAGTCATCCGCGTTGAAATGCTTGCTGGCTGTGCGGATCCAGATGTCTGGCTTATTGCCGTAGACCTTTTTGAGAAAGGCACCTTGGTAACGCCGCCCCGCCACTGACACGCCGGTGCCGCTTTGCCGCGCCCGGCCGATCCGGCTGGACTCGATGGCGTTCAAACCAAACCACAGTTTGCCGCTCGCAGCCGCGCCGGAAACTGGATAGCTGCGCAACCGCTGACGCACCGCCGCAACAGCAATACGCTCCGACCGGCTGACAGCTCGGGCGATGTGCGTGCGCAACCAGCCCAACGTCTTGTTGATCGCGCGCCGATGCGCCGCAGCAGCCGCTTTCGGCACCACCTTGGCAAAATCCTGGAACGCTTGAAAATCTGCGGCCGAGGACTGAATAGAGATCATCCCGCCCCCGGCCGAGGGTTTGAAATAGCTGCCGACGCTCATGGCCGTAACCTCAGAATCAGGGCGACCAGGCCGTCGCCGCTCGGTTCGAGCTGAATCAGGTCGTAGTCACCGCCCCCATCCAAGGCAGGCAAATCGACGCTGACCAGCATGCCCTGCTCCAGACCTTGCGAATCGCTGACGCGGATCTCGAAGCGCGGCTCGCGCAAACCGGTGTTGAGCTTGCCGAACTTGGGTTGCAGCCAGGGCGCGGCGAACATGCCGAACACCGGCTCTTCGCGACCCTCAATCCGTGCGGTATCGCCCAGCGTTTCGAACACCACCGCGTCGACCTCGGCAATCAGATCGCGAAAGCCCACAGTCAGAGTTCCAGCAGGACCTGCGCACGCGGTCGGGTGCACAGGTGCAGCGGGTTGGACTGGGCTTCACCGGCCATGCCTTTGTTGAAGGGCAGCGGCTCGATCATGCTGTAGTACGGGATGCCTTGGGTGTTGACCGTTTCCATGTAGTCAGCCGGCGCGAACACCGAGATATACAGATCCGGCACGCCTTCCGGAACCAGCAACGCCTTGTCGTCATGGACGAACGATACGCCAGCGACCTTGCCACGGTAGCGTTCCCAGATGATGCCGCCGAACTCGAAGCTTTCACGGGCATCACCGCGCAGGGCTGCTGCCTGCTGACTGTTGAGGTAGGTCTCTTTGACCGACTTGTGAACAATCAGCTTGTTCCAGAAGTTCTTGCCGCAGAAGGCGCGAGAACCGGTGCTGGTCACGCTGCCGAGCGCGTCTTCCTGCATATCCAGCGCTTCACCGCATTTGACCCGCAGCTCAGTGCCCGCATCCGCCAGCCCCATGGACAACTTTTGACGCTGCACACCGAAGCGATCATACAAATCCAGCAGCACCGTCGTGCCGTCTGCGTCGAGGATCTGGCCGTTGAGTGCGCCCATGCGCTGGAATTCGTGCGTGGCGTCCAACTGGCGTCGCGCCTTGGCCAGCCGCGCATTGACCACATCCTGCACCGCTTGAAGTTCGGTACGAGTACCGAAGGCGCGAATGCCTTGGATCTCGTCGGCCTTGATTGTGAAGCGCTCAGGCAGATGCACGGTGTTAAACGGGATCAGGTTGCGCTTGCTGGCCGCGACCACCAGGCCAGAACCACCACGCTCGCCAGCGGGGACCAGTGCCAGGGTGTCACCGTCCTTTTCAATTTGCACGGTCAGGGTGGTAATGCCTTCCTCGCGGAACAGGCCCAAGGCGCTGATGCGGCCCGGCAGGTAGGGTTGATCGTTGAGTGCAGCGGTCAGCGAGGTAACGGTAAACGCTTCATCGTCAAAAATGGCGATATCGGCCATGGGTACTCTCCAGAAACGAAAAATCCCGCACGCGGCGGGATGCATATGAAAGAAGGAAACGTCTTAGCGGACGATCACCGAATGTGCGGCCAAGGCTTTCTCGGCCGCCAGATCGAGGCCGGTCAAATGTGCTTCGCTGACCTCGGCCAGCCGCACTACGGCGCGACCGCGACGCACCACGTCAGATTCGCCGAGCGGGCCGTAGAGAATGGCGACAGCGTTTTCAGTGCCGTCCTCAGCCGTTGGGTTGTACGGTGCGAATTCGCCGGAGGCGGTCACCAGCCCGAGGATTTGTCCCGGCCACAACGCTGGACCGGCCGCGACGTTGATCGCTTCGCGCGAGATCGTGCCGGCGCCCTCGGACAGCAGGAATTCACCTGCGTGCATCGGTTCCTGTTTGATGGTCATGCTCGTGCTCCTTTCGCGCCGTGCGCGGTTCCAGTTAGAGCCGCTTGGCGAGCAGCCCATATCGAGTTGGGGTCAGGTTGTTTTGCCAGCACCTTGGGCGCTGGATCATCGTCCAGTGGCAGGCTGTTGTCGATTTCAAAGCCCTTACCGCTGGTAACGATCTTGTCGAAAAGACGCGCCCTCACCGCTGCAGCATCCAGCCCTGCCGCGACATACTCGGCGCTGAATTCCGGCAGACGCGCGGCCACGCAGAGGTCGTTCACCGCCTTGGCGCGTGCCAGACCCGCCAAAACGATCTCTTCGCTTTCAAGCTGAGTGGACTTGAGCAGTGGCTCGACCAGGTTGCTGATGCCCGCCGTGGTGCAGCGCTGTGTGATCATCAGTGCCAACTTGGCCGAGTCCACTACAGGCGGCACCAGCGGCGGATCCACAGGTTCAAGTTCGGGATCCGGTTCAGGTGGCTCGTCGAGCTGGGCCACTAACTCAACCGGAGCGTGCTGGAACCGTTGCAACACCGCGCCTTGACCGAGGCATGCTTTGACCTTGATGCCGTCGCCGACCTCGTCTGCAAGGCCAAGAGCCACCGCTTCGTTAGCAGTCAGCCAGGTTTCGGCATCAACCATCCGCCGCAGCTCGGCATCATCGATGTCAGGCGCCTTGGCCTTATAGGCCGCGATGATCGCCTCCAAGGTTTGATCCAATACATCAGCGACCCGGCGGAAGTCCTCAGCGCCACCGCCTGCATAGGTGTATGGGTTGTGAATCATCAACATGGCGTTCGCCGCGATTACTACGCGGTGTGCACCGCATACGGCCACACTGGCCGCACTCGCGGCCAGTGCATCGATTCGACCGGTGCAGCGCACGCCCAGACGCGACAGCGCATTGTGCATGGCCAGTCCGTCGAACAGGTCGCCGCCGATACTGTTGAACGCGGCGATCACCGGAGACACACCATCATCCATGGCGCGCAGATCCTGCACAAACTGATTGGCAGTGATGCCCCACGCGCCGATCTCGCCATAAACGAAAACCTCGATCACTCGCTCGGTGGCTTCTCCGCTGGCCTGCAGGGCGTACCAGGTCTTGTCCTGAACCTCGACGCGCTTGCCTGCGCGGTTGTAAATGCGCGGTCGCGCTTGTTTGCTCATGGTTGCTCCTTGTCGTCGGTGTCTTCGACGGCATCAAGGGTGTTGTAGTTGAGGCCCAGTTTTGAGGCCCGTGCCAAATCGGCGGCGTTTTCCAGATCGACCGTTTCGGCGTCGTAGCCGGTGCGCAGCACCATCTCACTGCGAGAGGAAAAGCCGGCCTGTACTTCCATCCGGCGTGCCTGCACGTCCTGTACTGGCTGGATGTAGGCCCAGCCTTGAGGCACCCAGCGAGTGCGCAGGTACTGGCGGCGTTTCTGTGCGTAATCGTCCAGCACCAGGACACCAGACAGCACCGCCATGTCCATCCACGCCGCCCGCACGGGACGGCAGAGCTGATGCACGTAAACGCTAAATTGCAGTTGTTCCAGCCGGCGCCGAAACTCGTTGAGCACCACCCGAAGCGCTCGGTCGTTGATGCCGCGCATGTCGCCCGTGAGAATCTCGTAAGGCGTACCCGACCCCGCTGCAGCAGCCATCAGTTGTTGCCGCATGAAGTCCGGGTAGTTGTTGCCGGCGTCTGGTGGCTTGGAGAACTCAACCTCCTCGCCCGCGCCCAGTTCCTGCATGGTGCCGGGTTCGAGCGCAACCATCGGGGTGAAGCCATCGCGATCCAGATCGAGCGGCTGACCGGTCACCGGATCTCTGGGAAGTGGTCCCGAGTCCGGCGCCGGACGCTTGATGAAACCGGCGAACAGGTTGGCCACTTCCTGACGAAACAGCACCGCGTCGTCGTAGTTGTCCAGACTGCGAAGGCGTTTGAGCACCGGCGACAGCCGCGGCACACCCCGCAACTGTCCAGGCTCCACCGGTTCGAAGATGTGCAGCACCTGGGCGGCGGGCACGCGGACCAGCTGGTTGTAGCCGGCGTTCAGCGAGGCTGCATCGCGCGGATGCGACAGGTACATCCAGTACGCCACCCGCTTGCCGCCGGGGGTGAACTCGATGCCAGCGCGAATGACGTTGCCGTTTTTGGTTGACTCGAATTTGTCGTGCGGCACGAACTCAGGTGCGAGAATCTGCAGCTGCAGCGGAACCGCTAAACCTTCATCCAGACCGCGAGGACGCAATCGGACGAAGCATTCGCCCGAGGTTTCAACAGTGCGCGCCACCAGCGCCTGCTGCCCGTAGAAGTCGGTGCGATCATCCGCATCCGACTCATCGACCCAATCCCCCCACAGCTCCTGCAGAAGCTTGCGCAAAGCATCATCGTCGGTTGTGGGCCGAGGGGTGATGCCCGTGCCGATCAGGTTGCTGACGCGCTTGTCGATGACGTTGAAGGCGTAAGGGTCGTTGCGAACCGCCGCCCGCGAGCGCGACCGGAGATTGCGCAGGGCCGGAGTGTTGATGCTGTTGATCCCGTTGTCGGGAGCGTCCCAGCCAGTGGCGCGACGCCCTTCTCCAGCGCCTTCGTAACTGGCCTTGATGTTGGATGGCAGGACAAATCCGTTACGGGTCAGCGTGGGGAAGTGCCGGGCCATCAGACCCCCTTCCCTGCGTGGTACAGCCGGACCACACGTGAGCGTGGCCCGGCTGCGCTGGCAAGTGACGAGCGTATTTCTTCGCGCGCCTTGAGCAGTTCATCGACCGTGCGGTACTCCACGGTACGGTCGGTATAGCGCACAGTTTTTTCACCGCGAGCAATGGCCGCCTCAACCGCGTCGAGGTGCTTTTTCGTAAAGGACATATCAGCGTCTCTTCAGGTAGCCGCTGGTAGAGCTGCGGCGTTGAGGGGATGCCGCTACTGGTCGCGGTGTCGCGACCGGTGCAGCCGGTTGAGGTGCGGATCTCGCGGAAGCGACAACTGTCGCTGGTGAAGCTGCCGTGGTAACACGTCCGTCTTGAACAGGCTTGGGAACCGGTGTGTCATCAAACAAACCGGATTGCGCCAAGGAATGTCGCACGCGTTCCCAGTCATTTTCTTGATAACGGTTGATGCCCATGTAATGCGCCATCGCCAAGCAATACACCATAAGATCGAGGGCTTCGTTACGCTCTGCTTTACCCTTGATCCACTCGATGCGTTTGTGGCCGCGCACGTATCGAGCGACCTTGCGCTCCGCAACGCACTGGGCGAAAAACTCATCGGGTAAGTCGTTGGCAAAGTGCAACGATCCAGGCCCATCCGGGAACGGATAGCGGTTGTAGATCCAGTCTTTGGCTGTATCGGTGCCCACAAACCAAAGCTCTGCGCCGTTGCGTTCGGTTTGCCCCTTCCAGGTGACATCAACCATGGACGGTCGCTGAGCGATCACCGGTCTGCCCGGCTTGCTCGCGCCCTTGATAGCGAAGATATTGCGCCAGCGACGGACGCGGCAGAACTGGTAAACCTCGTCGGTGTGGTGACCGCCGGAGTCAACGCCAGTAGCGAGAATCGCCAAACCGACGCCGCAGGGATGCCGATATCGGGCCTTGAGTTTCTCGTCCAACACGGCCCAGGTGCGCTCGTCGGCCGGGTCGCCCCAGATGATCTGGTGATCCACAACCCAGCGTTCCATGCCGACGCCGAAGCCCATCACCATCAGTTCCAGACGGTTAGCCTGAACGTCAACAGCGCCGGTCAGCATTAGCACACCGACCGGCATCGTACCGAGAGTGTAGGTTTCGAGACGCGCCCGAGCGATCAGCACTTCGGCCTTGGTTTGCTCTTGCGCACTGTCCCAAACCTTGGCCAATCTAGTGTTGTAGAACACCTGCATCGGTTCGAGATCGCCTTTATTTTGAGCGATTTTTGCCTTCTCAAACTGCATGGCCAAGGTACGCCAGTCCATCCAGCCGGGCGGTGAATAGAGTGCGTTAAGGTGGAACCCTACCGTCTCGCCATCGCCCTCAGCGTGCGCACGCCATTCACCTCTGGCGAGCATTTCACCTTTATGGTGTTCCTCAATCAGCACATCACATTCGGCTCCAGCGCACTCGTAATGCACGGTGCTGAAATCGTCGCTGTAGTGCAGACGTTCCCACTCGAGTATCTGCATATGACCGCAGTCTGGGCATGGCACGTAGTAGTGACGTTGGTCGCTACCTTCAAAGAGATCCGCAATCCGCGAAGCGCCTTTGATCGTTGGCGAACTGGAGAAATAAAACTTAGCGTTGCGACCGAAAGTACTCGCTCGCGTCTCCGCCAATTCGATGGGGTCCCCCTCCTCACCGATGTCGACTTCCCAGCGGTCAATTTCATCGCCGTAAATGTAGCGCGCCGACAACTCTGACAAGTTTGCGGCAGAGCCGGCTGTAGTGACATACAGCGATCCGCCCTCAAACTCCTTGGTGTCCATCGTGTTAACTGCGTCACGACCGGTCGCGATTCGCTCACGTAAAACAGGAGTGGCTTTGATGGTCTTTCCGATCCGTGATGACACCCGTTTGGCCAGACCTAAGCTGGGCAGCAAGGTAAGGATATTTGATGGTGCCATATGGATCAGCCCACCGATCCAGTTCAGCGCAATCTGGGTTTTCATTAACTGCGAAGCCACCATAGTGACTACTCGTTTGCTGCGATGTGCCGGCGACAGGCAACGCATAGGCTCGCGAGCATATGGGGTCCGAGAGGTGCGGTACCGTCCGGGTTCAGCAGCACCTGTGTCTCGCGGAATGCGCATGTATTCGTCAGCCCATTGATCGACCCACAGCTCAGGCTCTGGGCGCAGGCCACGGAAGTACGCCGCCCGGTAAACCTCAGCACCGTCTGCAAGTTTGGCATCCATAGGATCAGTTCCCGAGGGTCAAGGCGTGGCTGAAATCTTCGGCAGACAGGCGCTCAGCCTCTTCAAGCGCTTGTCGAATCTCACCAAGCAAGTGCTTTTCAATGTCCCAGGCGCTGGTCATAGCCGACAACACGGGGGCGAGTTTGGGTGGCAAGCTCAAAAGCAAGTCACGAGTCATGCGCCCAGTAGCAAAAGCAGCTTCGTCGACGACTTCTCTATCAACCAACTCACCGGTGATCTTTTGAAGGTCAGCTTCGGCCCTCTCCGCCTGCGCAAGAGCCAACCGTGTTTTAGCCTGGTGATAGTCCGGCGCAGCTTGTGGGGCGGAAGTGGGAAGCGCGGGAGCGATCCATGGCTGGTGGACCGATGTAGTGGCGACCGGTGCGATTCGGGTACCCGAATTGCTGCGTGCTGGATCGCCCGTCATTTCTAAATACTGATCGGTGGCTTCGACATCGATCTTGCCATCCGAGGCGTAAATCAATCGGCCTTGCTTGGCCAGTTTGCCGACGTACTGGCGGGACCAACCTTTGCTGGCCGCGTATTCCGTTCGGCTCAAAACGGTCATGTAAACCTCCTGTCAACCTAGGGCCGTCAACCTCTGTCAACCTCTGTCAACCAACGTGAAAAAACCGGCCAGTCGCAAGATCCCGCGGGTTTCCGACCCCGTACCCTCCGGATAACCCCAGGGTCCCCGGCGGTTTCAGGCTGCCCCGCCACCATTCGGCGGGACATCGCACACGCCAAGCCGCTTGGCAGCCCAGCGTTCGTACAAGCCGATGGCAACATCTGCACCGGCCATTGCCGTGAGACAACCCAAGGCGCCGGCCGTCCAGAGCGACATGCCCGCCGCGATCATCAGCATCATTGCCGAGACTCCGCAGACAATGCAGGCACCTGATCGAAGCGCAAGCCGACGCATCAGCGCCCAGCCACGGGCACCATCCTTGTCTGCTCGCCACATCTCACCGGATACGCCGCCGACCAGAGCCAGGACGATCACCAACCAGATCGGCATTTCTGCCAGCGCTTGCTGCTCATTTGTCATGTTGTGCCTCAAGTGAAGGAGCATGCCGAACACAAAAAAGAAAACCCCGCCGGAGGGCAGGGTTTTCAATGTCGCGGCATACGCCAGGACGAAGTGCACAGCACGTGCTCGGGGAAGCGCCAAGGCGCAGAATCCATATCGTGGGGACTTTTTACCCCCTGAGTACGGAACCGAAAAGGGGGCATTTTCGGTTATCCAACTTGACGCAACTTTGACGCAACTTTGAGGAGGCTTTGAGGTAAAGCGCCCCGACCAACGGTAAGCCACTTACGTGCGTCCTTGCGCTCGGCCAGCACCTCAAACAGTCGGACATGAAGACGGTGCACAAGATCGTAGTAGGTTTGCTTCGCCTTTGAGACGTAGCCCAGTTCGTGCATCTGCGCTGCCCATGTCGGTGCAGGGTCAAAGCCGTAACGCATAACTGCCAACTGTTGCAGCCTTTCACCCCGACCATCTTGCCGGGCAATCTCGGAAAGGGCGGCACTAATTTCCTGCGCAATTGCATCTGGACCCGCACCACCGCCGAGAAGGATCCGAGAACCGGGTGTGCCCCGCGGCGCACAACCGCCCCACTCCATGATCGTCGCCATCGGGCTACCCATGCCTCCGGCTTCACCGGCGTGTCGGCATTGCTCGCCCCAATGTTTCAGCAACAACTCCATCGCCTCAATCATTGCCCTGCCCCCGTAAAACCCAACCCAACACAGAAAAACCGCAACCCGACACAAACCCAACACAGATAAATTCCTCTAAATTCAATGCTTCAATCAAACTTGAGTTGGGTGTGTTGGGTTTGTTGGGTTTATCAGTCTTCGCATAAGAAAAAATTCGTTCCGTTGAATTCGTTGCAAAGAACGTCGTGCATGCGCGTGCGCGACACAAAACCCAACACACTCCACACAACACCCGCGAAGGCATGTAATTCGGGCACTCAAATTGTGTGGGGTATTCAAAATCAACCCGACACACACTCAACACACCCAACACACTTTTGAAAATAGTCATGCTGCAAGCGCCTTGATGTGATCCCAGCTGTCCACGTGCCAGCCCGCCAGCTTGGCCTTCGCCCGCCAGTTCTCTACCTGCTTGCCCAGCTCTGCCGCCTTGAGTGATGGGGGCGGGGAAGCATCAAGATCCACAGGAAAGAAAAACGCGCCGAAGCGACGGTTATTGCCGTCAGTCCAGGGTATCGCCCGCGTTTTATCCACCTCGGAACTGATAAATAGAGAGAACTTGGTCTGACTCATCACGTGCTCTTTGTTGCGCTGGCACCATTCGAGAAACAACGAATAGAGGTCGGTCGATAGACACGGTCCCCAAAGCCCATGCCCCAGCTCGCTGTACTTCCACAGATGCAAGAATGTTTGCCAGCCGGCCCGACTCAAGGCGACCAAACGCTCACGCGCCTCTGTCGATGGCGGCCGCGTGCGCTGGTTGAAGTCCCCTAGATCGACCGACAGTAACCAACCGTAGAGCGCCGCCACCCCACCCTGCTCCAGTTCACGACCAATCGCCTTTTGCCGTGCGACTGGCAGAGTCTCCATTGGCCACATGACTAGCATTCGACGATCACTGTCGCTGATTGGCCAGGGAAGAATCTCGTTGCTGAGAAACACCGCATTCATATGGTTGGCTTCTTCCCAGCCATTAATGAATTTCGACTCCATCCGCACCGTTTTACCAGTGATCAAGTGCTTGATCTTGCCCACTTGGTTGTAACGTTGATCGCGACTGACGACCTCTTCAAAGACCGACCACAATTTGCGGCTTTGCCACGCGTTGAAACTGCTTTCCAACTGCGTCTGACCAACAGTCGCCGCGTATTGGCCATAAAGCATGCCGAGCGCGTCAGCGAACAACAGGCTCTTGCCCGAACCTTCCATAATCGAATGCATCAACACAGCGGTGTCCATCTTGGCGCCCAAGTGCTGCAGCGGATACGCCAGCCAGCGAGTTAGCCAATCGGTTGCAGCTTCATCATGGTTACAAAGAAATGAGATCAGCCAACGCAGGTTGGCACACGCTGCATCATCCCTGACTGGCTCAAGCGGCAACCCGTCAAAGGTATTGATGTACACCGCAGGATCCTTCGTCATGGTCGGATCAAACACGATGTGTTCAACATCGACGGTGCGGCGCTCGCTGCTGTTCAGCCACAGCGGGTAAGTGTCACCCAGCGCCATTTTCACCGCGCCCTCGGCTATGCGCCGCTTCTTTTCGCGATCCCAAACGTCTTTGGTGCCATCGATGTAAACGTAGCGATCGGTTGGAGACATCCCGAATGCACCGCCTTTCTTCCCAGCCATACGGCGCGCCTGCTCGATCTCGCGAACATGTTCGTCAGAAATCAGCCTCTTTCCGGTGTCGTCCAACCAGGCTTTGGCCAGTGGCTTGCCCACACGAGCTTCGAAGGCGGACTTCTTCATTACCTTCGATTGATCGCAATCCCACACGTGCGTGGTGCCCTCGACCAACGCGAAACGACGCAGAATGTGGTCCAACGTTATGACCTCCCCCGCCCCCCCGTTAGGAGCATGAGCGGCCTCGCTGGACGGACATGTTTCGTCGGAGATCGGCCCGCTCAATTCACCGGATGGGGTCGGGGGAAGATCATTCGGATCTGGACGGGCAGCGTGCTGCATGCCCAACATTCGCGCAGCATCCTTCACAGCCTTCGACTGGTCGCCGCCGTGCTCAAGTAAGCAGAACACTTCAAAGGCGTCGTTCTGATGTCCGTTAGCGAGAGGATCAGCACCGTGGTGCGAGTAAACCTTGCCCTCACTGATCGTTACCCCTGGCAGACCGGTGCTGCTTTGAGGGTACAGCCATTTATTGCCTCGCTTGATGTACCCATGGGCGCGAAGAAGCTCCGCAGCATCGTGACAACGGTTGAATTCATCAATTACTGAGGGCCGTTTGCCGCCACCGAGTACAGGACGCTTTTTGGCTTTGACCGGTGCCTCCGGTGGCGCAACCGCCCATGGACACGCAGCTTCAGCATCTCGCTTAAAAAACTCCCAATTCTGCCAAATGGTAAGCAACTCGTTGGTCAGCGTCGGCAGCCCGTCAGTAGCACTTGGAGCGGTTTTCCAGATGTAGGGTTTGCCGGTACCGGGATGAATCGAGGGTGGAAATACGTCTTGCACCAATCCCGCACGTAGTTCAAAGACCGTGAAGCGTTTGAACGGCTCGGCTTCAGTTCGTGCAGCAGCCTCTGCGGCAAGGTCACCCTGCTCTTTCGCAGCCTTGGCCTTGTCCATCAACCCCTTGAAAATCGAACCGTCCGGGTCTTTTTCATTCGGCCATGAAAGTGAATGACGCGTGAGTTCGATGCCTTCCGGCACCTTGAACACCACCCGGAATCGCAGCGGATTCCCGACGATAGTCGGGAACACCACTGCCATCGCATGAAGGTCAAGGCCCAACAGTTCATACAGAACATGACGCGTCCATTGAACGTCATCAACATCCAATGAACAAACGCGGCTCGGCCCAAGCACGACGCCAAGGTTGTGATTTGGGTTTCGTTGCCAGAACGCCTCGGCCGTGTCGGCGTCGGTGATATAGCCTCCGGGCTTATTCCACCCTAGGCCTTTCGGAGCCTTCTCCCCTGGATCAATCGATACGAGCGCCAAGTCAAAAGTACTGATGTAACGCTTTGCCCATGTAGCGATGGCTGTTCCTTTGCCCGATTCACTCATCGCCGGGTCTCCCGCAACTCCTGACAAGAGACGCAGGTCTCGCAACCTTCAACCTTCTGCTGTCGAAGCAACGGGATTGGTTCGTCGCAGTCGTCACAGAACTGCGCGCTAATGCGGCTCGATGGCACGCGGCGACTGCGATGAATAGCAACATCAAGCAGGTATTGCGCCTGCTCGTTTGCGCGGTCGATATCATCAGCCATTGATGCGATCCTCCATCGCCTGACGAGCGCCCGCCATGATTCCAAGGACTTCGCGGATCACATCCATTCCGTGCTTTTCGAGATCCACGACCTCATGAAGCTCCCAGACGTTGTCCGCCGCGCCGTCGTGCATCTTGGCGACGAATTCACCGGTTTCCCCGAGTAGCTTACCAACCGCTTTCAAGGCATCACGGGTTGCCGGTACGGCCACGGGCCGGTACCAAACCGCACCTGCTGGACGCATCAATGCATCCAGCAAGCGTGGATCAGCGGTCAGCCTGATCACTTCCTCAAGCTCATCTGGATTCAGCCAGCGGCGTTCTTCATCGAGCTTGAGTTTCTTCTGAAGGGTGTCGTTGTCCAACACCATTTCAAAGGCAAGGGCGGTGATTCCGCCCTTGTAGTCACGACCAGCGCGATAAATCGCTTGGCGTAGTGGCAGGACCGGACCAGCGTCCGGCAAAAGATCTGTGCGACTCATAACCGTAAATCCCCTGTTTACGGTGTAGCCATAGCCCAGGGCAAACCCTATCCTATGACCACGACCGATGTGCATGTGCTGTGTATCGTCGTAGTCGGGCTGGGGGATTCTTTGGTGAGAGGCCCCAGCTCGACACCTTTTAAGCGGCCCTAACCTTGCGGCGCGATCCGATTGGACGAATCTCTACCGCTGTACAGGCCCCCTTCTCATCAACCCGAACTCGAATATCTCGAGCTGAGTTGAGCATTTGAGAGACAGCGCTTTGCGATACCCCAATCAGTAAAGCGAGCTCTGGTTGTGTCTTACCCTCGGCGAAATCTCCCAAGGGAATTCCTATTTCGTTTGCCATCCACGTTTCCTCGAATGGGCGTTGCGGAATGGATATTAGTGTTACTTCTTTTAAACAGCAAGAAAAAAAGACGTGCCGCTGTTTTGATAAAATAAGTCTTCCTTATAAATTGGGATGCATGATTACCTCGATATCCTTTTCTGCCGACGACGAGACCCGAAAAGCCGAAGCTATGCGCTTGAAGGCTATTTATCAGGACCGCAAACGGCATGATCCCTCCCTTACCCAGGACAAAATCGCCGATCTGTGCGAATGGGCTGGGCAAAGCGTTGTCAGCCAATACTTAAATGGCCGAATCCCTCTCAACATCGGAGCGCTGATCAAATTTTCGAATGTCTTGGGCTTTTCGCTTGAAGAGGTAAGTCCACGTCTCGCTGCTCTCGCCGAAATGCCCCGCCTGCGGCATTCGCAGAGCGGCAATGAAAGCTCGAGAACACCCGACTGGGAAATGCATCAGATTGAAGTGTGGGATGACGAGACCCCGCTCGGGCCTGATGAGGTAGAGCTGCCGTTCTTTAAGGAAGTGGAATTGTCTGCGGGTAATGGATCTCAGGTTCGGCTTGAAACAAACGGACGCAAGCTTCGCTTCGGGAAACGCACTCTCAAAAGAAAAAGCATCGATCCTGCTTCTGCAGGTTGCGCTCCAGTAACTGGGAACAGCATGGAGCCAGTGCTTCCGGATGGCAGTACCGTGGGTGTAGACACCGCGAATACAGTCGTTCAGGACGGCAAGATGTACGCCATCGATCACGACGGACAGTTGCGTGTGAAGCTTCTCTATCGATTGCCAGGCTCAGGTTTGCGCCTACGGAGCTACAACACTGAGGAACACCCGGACGAACGCTACGATGGCGACTACGTCCAACAGCACATTCGTATCATCGGGAAGGTTTTCTGGTACTCGGTAATGCTTTAAAAGACCTCTCACCAAAGGCCCGTAAGGGTCTTTTTTTTTGTCTACTAATTTTATTTATCAATTTTTATAAGTGATACTGTTGACATATTAAATCAGTAATACTAATTTTGCATCGGAATCTACCTCTCACCAAAGAGATCAACCCATGCAAATCACACAGCAAAGCGACACCCGCTGCTCTGTTTACCTGCACCCCTCCGCATGCAGCAGTCGCGCCGCAGTTGAAGACCTACAGCTTCGCACGGGACTTCTCGTCGTCAGCAACCCCAAGGGCCGTACCGCCGCTATCAGGCCAGTCATTTTCGCTAACGCATCCGAAGCCACTGCCGGGCCGCTCGGAGACGATGCGGCATGAATAACTACCTCATCCCCCTCACTAAACAAGACCTGTTGCATCACATGCTCCAGGTTGGTGGAGGTGCCGTGTGCCCTCTTCAACGACCAGAGCAAACCATCTATGCAAGCTTTGATGTGGAGCTCACTCAAAACAGCGCAGTCGTCAGCGTTGAATTGGGAGGTCACACCGGCGAACTGACCCTCAAGCGGTCGGACCGAGCCAATCACCTGCACCTGCGGGATTTCATCCAGGACATTGCGAACGGCCGAATTGAATCAGCTCAACCCGCGCCACCCGAGCAGTCCGGCAGACTGGCGCAAATTGATCAAGCACTTGCGGACTCGGAAGCACTGCTTGCCCGCGTTCGCAAACTGATCGCTGCCTGAGGACTGCGCCATGAATCGCACCCTGGACGAAACAGCCGCATTGCTCGGAATCAAGCCCCGCGCCTTCCGCACCAGGTTGCGCGAGCTGAGCATTCTCAACAGCAGTGGCGACCTAGCCAGCCAGCACCGTGATCGCGGCTATCTGTATTCGGATCCGCGCAGCACAGTGATTCCGTCCCTCAACAAGTGCCGTCATTACTCCGTGGTGATGGTGAAGGAAGAAGGGATCGAATGGCTGGCCAAGAAGCTAGGAATCATCATTACCAAAAAGGACGCCGCTGCATGAAAACCAACAACCTCAATGCCTACACGCAAGCCCTCGGCGCCCTGAAGCTGATCCCGATCTACTTGAACTGCCCGGGGGTAGTCAGCCGCGCAACGCTCGTTGGCGCCTCGACGGAAGCCATCCAACTACTGGAAAGCATGCCCGTACTAAGCACCGAGCTGGCCGAGGTATTTCGCTGCGTCAACAACGTGATCCTTGACGGGCAAGTCGCATACGTTACGCCGACCAACTCGCCTGAGTTCCCATTCGGCGCCGTGGTGGCTGATGCCAAGGGCAACATCTGCGCGGCTGCCATGGGCAAAAGTAAAGAAGGCCTCGCCGAGCTGATTCGCCTCAAGTTACTGCCCCCATCGGAGGGGTACGGGGAGAACGCAGCGTGAGCAACACACTAGAGCAATTGCGACGTCAGTTCGCTACTCCATGCCCGACCTTGGCAGCAGTTCGGGAACAGTACTTCGCACACATCCGCACCGACCGCTACCTACTGGCCGAGATCAAGGCAGGTCGTATCGCGCTGGTCGTGAAGCGTTTGCACGGGTCGGCTCGCGCACAACGAGTGGTGTACCTGCACGACCTGGCCGAGTTCCTCGATGCCCAAGCGGCAAAGCAAGCGGCTTGATTTCAACGGTCGCCTCTGCCGTCCAGAGGAACACAAATCGCACATCAATAGGCACAGCACATGAAACCTACGGATACGGCCGAATTCATCGGCGAACTCAACGCAGGCGTCTTCGCCAATCAGATCGGTCACGCCCTTTCTGAAGTGGCATCGGGAGTTGTTGATAACGGCAAGGTCGGCTCAGTCACTCTGACCTTCACCTTGAAGCAGATCGCCAACAGTCATCAAGTCACCGTCAATCACAAGCTCGCCTACAAGGTGCCTACCAAACGCGGCAGCCGTACGGAGGACACCACCCTCGATACCCCGATGCACGTCAATGAGGGAGGTCGCCTTACTTTGTTCGCCGAAGCCCCCCGCGCCGGTCAGCTATTCAACCGCGACGACGCACCGATTCACGCGAAGTCCTAAACCGTTCGATTCCCAACCTCTCACCAAAGGAAGTCGATTCAATGGAAGCCAAAGCAATTCAATTGATTCAGGACACCGCCGTTCTGGCCTATGCCAAGCCGCTGGATACTTTCACCCCAGCGTTGGTATTGCCGTCTGACCAGAAGATCCACAGCATCGAGAAATTTCAAGCCGCTCGTAGCCGGTTCCGCGGCGCTCTCACCACTCACTCGCTGCTGGACTTCGGCAATTACGTAATGACGCAAAGTGCCGAGGTTGTCGCGTCTGGTTTTGTGGACGCAGAAGCAATGTCGTGCACAGTCATTTTCAACCTGGGCGACACCAAGTCGCCAGGGCATGGCGACTTCACCGCCACCCTGAACTTGAGAAAAACCGCTGCCTTCCGGGCGCTGGAACGTGCAGCCTCCATTCAGTTCGCGCAGAAAGAACTCAGCGACTGGATCGAGGATTGGGCATCGAATCTCCAAGCCCTCGCGGCCGATGACAGCCCCATCGATTTGCGTAAAGCCGCGAGCGCCATCCGCTCCATCAGCATCGAGCAAGCACGCAAGAGCGAACATATCGTCGGTGACCTAAGCGCCTCTCGGTCAGCGATGGACCAGATTGAGGCCAAGTCCTCAGAAGGGTTGCCTGCTGAATTCCTGTTCACCGTCGAGCCATATGAAGGGCTGAAAGTCCAGATCATCCGCCTGCGTGTAGCCGTTCTCACCGGCGGGGACAAACCTTTGCTGCGCCTGCGCTGGATTGGAGAAGAACAGCTTCGCGAAGACTTGGCACAAGAGTTCAAGGAAGTCGTGCAGCACGAAGTTGGTGGCGGCGCGAAGTTAACTATCGGCAGTTTCAACTTGGGCTAACCAACACGCACTCCCCCTCCGCCGGCCTCTCACCAAGCATCCCGGCGGAGGGATCTACTGAGGTTCACAGCACATGACTGCAATTCAAATCTGCGCACTTATCACCCTAATCGTCTTGGCCGGACTACTTGTCTGGGCCGGTTATTTAATGGGGCATAACGACGGTATGTCCGCAGGCATGAAAGAAAGCGATGCGATCCAACGCGCCGAAAGCGCAAAGACCATTCGCGAATTGAAGGCTTCCCTCGACTTCATTAAGGCTGACCACGCCCGACTGGCGCGATTCAGCAAGCGTCTTCAAGAAAGACTGTCACTCGGCGAAACCGAACGCCAGACGCTCCTCAACATCGCCGAGAAGCTTCGGATTGCCTCCGAGACGTTCGCCGCCTTCCGCACTGGTAAAAAACTCGAAAGAGACACGATTGCGCTGCGTGATAAGGCGCTTGCCATGGCAGCCATTCTTGCTCCGGTGAACACATGACAGCGCTACGCCGAACGGTTCGAATTCGCCGAGGGCAAATGCCACCTCTTGACTTACAAACCATCTGCGACAAGTGCGACACATCGCGAGCACATGGCAACCATCAACAATGCAGCAAGCAGCGCCAAGCCGAAGGTATCGCCCGGCGAGCAGCGGAGAAATCACAATGAGTGCAGCAGAGAAAATTGACTTTCACATCACACCGGGCGCCTGGTTCCGCCAAGACTTGCTGTACCCGGTTTTCGGCTTGAGCACCGAAGCAGTCCGCAAGTACCGCACCCGAGGCCTGTGGCTTGAAGGCAAGCACTGGCGGTATGACCCTGCCAATGTAATCGTCTACAACCGCGCAGCCATTGAGCGCTGGATGGAAGGGAAACCATGATCGATAAGATGCCGACCGGCGTTGAGATGAACGGCAAGCAGCTGCGCATCTGGTTCATCTTCAATGGCCAACGGTGCCGGGAACCGCTGGAAGGGATCTCGAAAGTAAACAAGGCCGCTATTGCGTATGCGGATAACAAGCGTCGGACCATCCTCACCGAAATCAAAGAGGGTCGTTTCGACTACGCGGCGCACTTTCCGAAATCACCCAGGGCTGCAATGTTCACAGGCACTGGCGGCCCTTCGCTGAAGCGTACAGTGAAGGAAGGCATTGATCGCTGGCTAGAGGTTCAGCGCGCGCTCAAAGCTTCAAGTACCGTCGTTAACTACGTTAGCAAAGCAGTACACGTCGAGAAGAAATTCGGTAAGCGTCGAATCGTCGACATCAGAAAGAGCGACATCGAGCTGTTTCAAGCTCAGTTGCTGAAGCAAGGTCTGGCCCCGAAGACAGTGAACGACATTTTCACTGTCGTTCGCGGAGTCTGGGCCGACGCATTCGGGGACGGAATACTGAAAGCCAACCCCCTCGACCGGATCAGCAACGTCGGGTCAGACGTCGACCTCGAGCATGCTGACCCCTTCAGTCGCACCGAGATCGCGATGATCGGTAAAGCGGACCCTAGCCGGCGAGCTGATGCCCGAATGATTGAGTTCAACTGCTGGGCCGGGCTGTCTCTGTCCGAGCTTATCGGACTGGCTGCTGAAGACGTAGACCTCCAAGCCGGCCTGGTACACGTCCGGCGGGCATTGGTAGTAGGAGAATTCAAAGTTCCCAAGGAACGCTCAAGGGTACGAGTCATTGAGTTGATAGACCCTGCCCTCGAACTTATGAGGGAGATCGTGGCCGCCGCTAAGGACGCACAAGCCGAAGAGATCACGGTTATCCAACGCGACAACATCACTTCCAAGAAAATGAAAGTGAGGTTCCTTTTCCGCAGCTCCACCAGCGGCTTACTCTGGAGCGGCAAAACATTGAGCAACTGGTTCACAGCTCATCTTAAAAAAGCTGAAGTGCGTCATCGAGGTGCGAATCAGTGCCGCCACACTTTTGCCAGTCAAATGCTTTCCAGCTATGTACCAGTTGAATGGGTAGCACGGCAACTTGGACATGCTGATACGACCATGGTCAGAAAACATTACGGAAGGTGGATACCTAAAGATACCAAAAGCATGGCGGGGATGGTTTCAAAAATGCTGGGGTTTAGGCCATAATTTTTGTTTATTTTACTATCTCCATATTTTTGCTAGAGTCAAATCTGACCAAGATTCTTCTGCTGCGATCAGAACTCTATAGGAGAGCTATAAATTGGGTACTTATATCGAAGGCGAGCCTTGGGCTTTGGATCAGATGAACAGAAAAGGGGTTGCAAAATTCCTTACTCAGTACCTCGATGCGACTCCAAAGATAAATGTTCTAAATGTGAACTCAGCTTGGGGCTCAGGAAAAACCTTTTTTCTTAAAAACTGGGTAGCGGAGCAATCATCTGATAGGGCATGTGTATATTTTAATGCTTGGGAAACAGATTTTTCAGGAGATGCATTTGTTTCCTTAGTGGCAACTATAAAAGATCAACTGCACGATGTTATCGGACCGCTACAAGAAGCTGACAATCTGATAAAAAAATTCACAAGCAAAGCGTCTAAAACTCTGATTGCTGCGACACCAGCACTAGCTAAAGGAGTAGTGAAAAAATTTACGGGCGTAGACATTGGACTGCTCTCAGAAGTGGCAGATAGCGACGCCCTAGCAGATGCTGCTGAGAAAGCAGTTGAAAAATTGATTGAAACAAACAAAGAGACACTTGCAATAGTTGAAGATTTCAAAAAAGTATTTCACGAACTGGTAGTTCTTTCATCTCGTCAACTTGCCGCAGGAGGCACTGAGAAACCAGTTTATATTTTTATCGACGAGCTGGATCGCTGCCGCCCTACCTTCGCAATCGAACTTTTAGAGAGAATAAAGCATCTATTCGAAGTATCAGGATGCAAATTCATAATTGCAACCGACACTCTTCAGCTCAGTCACTCGATAAGAGCTGTTTACGGCACAGGGTTTGCCTCGGAAAAATACTTAAAACGCTTTTTCGACGCCGAATTTACTTTGGACAATACCGATATAGGCGCATGGGTGAAGGCCAACTTTACCTACACAACAGAAGACGCCATTGTAGGACTTAACAACATTGTCGAGGTGGGACGAACTTTTTCTCACTTTGATGCAGAGCCGGTAAAGCCTGACCCACAAGCTATTCTCTCAGGACCGCACCAACTCAACCAACATCAAGCAGTAATACTAGCCCTAGCTTTAACATTCAAGTCAAAGCTGAGAGAGCTAGAGAAAATATCGATGCAAATAAATGCGGTTCGAACAAACTGTAAATCTAATGGCTTCCACTTGTTTTGGGCCGCTTATTTGGTATTTTTAAAAGATGAATCACCTGATCTTTACGAAATGGCCATTCGAGGCGATTACACAAACGCACTTAGACAAATAGAAAAAATCTACAGCGGCAAGATTCTTTACTTCTTAATATCAAATATATCTATCCATGAAATATTTTCAGTCTATCTAACCAGATATAGAGAAGGAAAAGAATCTGCCCGACAGAGTATGCACAGAGCTTCAGGTAGCGAATTGGGATATATAGATCGAGCAAACTCGGCTTTTTATAGTGAGTACGAACAGATGAGGAATTATACAACCCTTGTTGAACTCGCCCACAGTATTGAATAG